AAAGTCCTTAAGGGCGTTGAGCATAAGCTTAATGTTATCATTAGGAGTTATAAGCGTTTCGATAGTGAAGCGTTTAGAAAAGATCAACCTGAAGTTTATAACGATTATAAAACAAAGGTTGTGTCATCAATGGAACTTAAGCCGTTGATAGATGCCGAGCAAGAATCGGAACTGTTGACGGAAAACTTTCCGTTAATGCAAATCCAATTGCAGTCTAGTAATTAGGCATTCTCATTTGTATTGTACATAGCATTGGAACATAGACACGGGGGCGACTGCACCCCGTGTCGCAGTTTCCATTTTCCATCATTCCTTACCATTTATGGGTAAGTGTATATAGGTAGGAAAAATGTTCGCCATGCGCACGGCACAGCAGGTTTTAGTGCTGGTAAGGTCAAGGAAAAGTTATCCACAACTATTTATAGTAAGATCTTGTAATTAGTTAGGATATGGTCATAATAAAATCATGCCTAGTGATAATAACGATATCATCAATCGTCCTTTTGCTGATCTGCAAGAGCGTATGGCTGAAGTCGATAGACTTAGACGATCTGATGATGTCACAAATAGAAGAGAGGTAGATTACCGTGCTATTTGCAATTACCTTAATTCTGAAATTTTTCATCTTATTGCTTCTGTTGATGATCCTCAAGTGAAAGCTTGGGCGAAAAAAATCGTCAGCAATTTACACAATATGGTGGGAAGAGATATCTTTTAACCACGGACTGGGAGGCTTCTGCCTCCCAGGCATCTCCACCTGTAACTTACCGTCACAAAACTTAGCTACTACATATAGGGAGTCCCTTAAGGTTAGACCTACGACATCTGGTGTTTTTGCGCTGGGGGTGGGGGGTTTTTTGCCCCGTAAGTACGATGACAGATAGACTACGGTTGAGTTTTACACAAATAGTTTCTATGATATAAGTCTGATATGCGCATTGACTTTGATGTCTCTCAAATGGACGCTAAAGAAGCGAAAGAGGCATTACTAAAACTAGAGTTAAGAAAGACTCAACTAGAACTATCAAAACAAGCAAGAGACTCCTTTCTAACGTTCGTTTCAACTGTGTGGCCAGGGTTCGTGGAGGGTGAACACCACCGCAGGATCGGCGAGAAGTTTGAAAAG